AGATGCACTTTGTGTATTAATACTACTTGAAACAAATTTTCCAACAACATCTGTTTCTGAGAAATTTTGATAGACATATAGTGGAATCTTTTCGTCATAATATTTAATATATTGTTGAAAACCAGTGTTTCCAACACCATTATTTGCAGTATGACGATGTCCAATAAACATAGTTTGATCCGTTAGAACAGCAACCTTTTTTCCTTTCACAACAACATCGTGTTTTTTACTACTTGGACTGTCATTGTATTCATTATTATTTGCGACCGTATTTTGTACAGCACTGTCAGAAATATTAATACCAGAACCATCTATTAAATAATTAAATGAACTACCGTTTTGATTTATAATGTTAACATTACCGTGAACATCAAGGTCGCCGTATATAGACATTGCACTTTTTGGGAAGTTCTTATTAGTATAATCATACACGCCTCGTGCGTTGATATCAAGATGATAAGAAGAATTATTTCCAGATTGTTCTTTTCTTTTATCATAATACATGGTCATACCATAATGTTCTGGATGTTCAGTACCATCTGTATACCCGAATTGAAGTGGACCAACCATAGCACTCGAATCTAAAGTGTCTTTTTGCTGAGAATGACTTTTGTATATGAACCATTTATTTTTGTTAATATCATTCAAAATGTCAACACGATATAAATCATATTCACAAATATCAATACCACTATATTTTGCACTATTTAATGTTCCTCCTTGACGATTACCTCTATAAATTCGAATAATACTATCATTATAATTTTCTCTTGAAACATTTCTGATATTCAAGGGAGTTTGAAAAGTATTTAAATCGGGATTAGATGGATTTTGAATTCCTATGGAAATATTATTGTTAACGTATGCATACTTTTTATCATCATCTATTATTTTCATAGTTGCAAGTTTTAGGTTGTTTTCATAATACCCATCATCTGTAGAGTGTATACCTCCAGCAACATTTAATCCTTTAAAAATGTTATTTTGTTTTTCAGTGATATTGATAGTATATTTCTTTATACCTTCTTCGTCATTAAGATAAAAGAAGTCTTGTGTTTCATCGCCGAGTTTTACAAAATCAGCTTTTTTGGAAATAAAGAATTTAGCTTTTGTTTGTTGTTGATTTCGGGTAATGTAAATATCATTACATAAAATATCACCAGTAATATGCAATTCCTTTATAGGATCTTTGTTATTTATACCAATATTTCCATTTTGGTGTATTGTTAATTGAGGTACAGTTGTGCTAATATCATTTCTATCGATACCAGTATAGAAATAAATATTATGTAATTTATCAGAAATGTTATTGGTATTAATGACAAAACTGTTATCATTGTCGACAAAACTGTTATCATTGTCAGATTCAAAATTATGATGGCCTATCAATACATTTGGAAATTCTACACCTTGGTCTTCTGAATAATCATATATAGATATTTCATATATATCTTTGTTATTTTTTGCAATATTAAATTGTTCATTATATGTTGAGTTTTTGTCGATTCCTACACCTAATTTACCTGGTATAACCATATTAGATCCTGAAGTATATGAAATTACATCACTTGTAGCGAAAATAAGTATATTGCTTCCGTTAATATTACTCGATTCTGCAATTGCAGAATCTACCATAATTGGATTTAAAGATGAAATATTAATACGTATATCATTAATTTTTAAACCACCATTATTTATAACGACATCACCTCCTACAATAACATCATTGTCAGTGAAAGAATTCTCTGATACATGAATTGATTTTTGAAATAATGCATCATTCAGAACTTCTACGTGATTTAAATAGGTATGATTAGAAACATTTAAATCTCCTACTACATTTAATTTGTTATTAACCTCCAAAGTATAAGAATTATTATTACTACCAATATACAAATCTGAATTAAATCTAAATGAACCACTTGAATCAAAATCACCGGGGATAATTTGATTAGCTTCAAATGTTTTTCCAATTTTTCTAATATATATGTCATCAATATGTTTTATTTGTTCTGAAAAACGATCAAATGTAAAAATATCATCAATTTGTCCACCTCCCACAACATTCAACTTAGTATAATTTGAAAAGTTTGCGAATTCTTGAATTTCTGTTTCAATCGCACCCATGCAAATATTACCTTTTGTATTGATTGTGAGAGATGGCAATGTATCACCATAATTTGGTAATCCATTATATGCAGAATATAAAGCATTTACATCTTCACTTTTCATACTAACATGGAAAGTGAGGGGCATCCCTTCTGTTGTGGAAAACACAGCAGGTGATTCTGCACTATCGCCGACAATACCAATTCTGAAATTGGCAGGTTCGTCTTGTGCAACAGTATTAATTTTATTCTTAATAGATATTTGTGCATTGTTTATATTGTAATTTGCTGTTTCGGCAATATTCAGTTTATTTGTATTACCATAGGTATCGCCAATATTACCTAATGTTAAAAACGATGTCGCATATATATTATTTATGTCAATTGTATTATCGAATGCATTATCAAATAACACATTATAACCTTGTGAAATATAATTGTTTTCTGAAATTGTTTCAATAGCATTTTGAATTTGAATTGTGAAATTACTTACATAATCGTTATCAATATTATCGCTTATTGTAAAATCGTTTATTGTCAAACTTTTTGCGATAATTTTTCCATCGCAAATAATATCACTACCAACGTATAATCCAGAAGTTTTTACAGTATCATCTTGGGAAGATGAAGCATCAATACGTTTACGAGAAGTATGAATACCAACAACATCTTTATTTATGATAAGATTGTATATAGTATCTTGGTTAGTTCCGTTAATAGGGGTATATTGTTCTCCTACGACAAGATATTCATCGTCATTCAAATCAAGTTTTTCAATATTAGATGTATACGATAAACCAATACCTAATGATTTAATCTCTATTTGTGATGGACCCAAACCATCAGAAATCATTGTATTTTTAAAGAATATATTGTTTATATATGTTTATATAAAAAAATAAAAAATGAATATGTTTACTTAATTTTTACAAACTAATAAGTAAAATGAACAAAATAAATAATTTACATAATAAAACCAAAAATGTCGAAATTGTAGAAATGCCTTATAATAACAAAAATATATTGATATCAGATCAAGATTTACAAGAACTATTTAAAAACAATGGCTTAGATGGAGTCAAATATCATAATATAAATCTTTATAGAAATGCCTTTGTACACAAATCTTATTGTACAATGAAAAATACCGATTTTACAACAGGTAATATCAAATGTCCAGACGATTGTCTTCCTCTTCAAGAAATATCATATGAAAGACTTGAATTTTTAGGGGATTCGATTTTAGGAATGATAGTTGCGGGTTATTTATATGAAAGATTTCCAGATCAGAACGAAGGTTTTATGTCAAAATTGAGAACAAAACTTGTAAATGGTAAAATGTTGGGACATTTATCGGATATGATAGGGTTTTCAAAGTATGCAATTATTTCAAAACAAGTAGAAGATGTCAATGGTAGAAAAAATTATAAAATAATGGAAGATATATTTGAAGCATTTATAGGTGCATTATATTTAGACTTTCAACACGAAAGTGAAACACTTGATTTGAAAATCGATGTTGTTTCTCGAGGATCAGGATTTTTCATTGTTCAAAAATGGATTGTGTATATAATTGAGAATTATATTGATTTCGCTGATTTAATTGTATCGAAAACAAATTATAAAGATATGTTATCTTCATATATGCAACATAACTTACAAGATCAACCACGATTTTTCGAAGTGAATATAGAAACTAAGTATAATGCAAAGATATTTACATATTGTATAAAAGATAAAAATAATACAGTAATTGGAACAGCGATAGGAAATTCTAAAAAAGATGCTGAAAATAATGTTGCATTAGAAGCATTGAAATATTACAATGTTTCATAGATCATTTTATATACTTTTCCAATTTTCTGGTATAATATCAGAAATATCATCTGTTTTAGCAAACCATTTTTTTGGACAATATACTTGTTTTTTTTCATCTGTAGTGGATATATATGCAGCCATCCATGCAAACTTTGTGTTGGATATAATGAAATGGGAACATGATGTCATTAACAAAAATTGTTTCCAATCGTCTATATCATTTTGTATTTTTATAAAATTATAATTATATTTAGTAATACATCTGATTACTTTCATAAATTGCTCGACTCTTTCGTTATCTTTTTCGCTGCAAAAATATAAAAAATTATAATTTTCAAGAGATTCCCCAATAAGAGATAAATCTTTTTCAAGATTTTTTATGGAATGTATATAAAATTCCGGTTTTTGGATACAAAAGGTGTTTTGTATTGAAATATAATCTTCCATACAAAAATGTATCGCAATATTTTTTTTTGTGAATAAGTCAGGGTATTCTTCTTTTACCTTTATTCTATGTGGTTCTATTTTTGTATATTTTAAAATTTGAGGTAAATAGTTATCAAAGTACTTGTAACTATAAAAATTACTTTGAATTATATAACTTTTATTTTTCAAATACTCTGGTAATTTGAAAAATTTTAGGTCGTTGTTTTCATAAAATTCGTCGGTAATATATTCGGATTGTTTTCTATAAACGTATTTATTTATATTTCCTTGAAATGAACTCAAGATATTTTTCCAGTATACTTTATTACCAGACATATTTCTATCATGATATGTTATTATTTTAAAACCAATATCGTGTTCTAATGCATAAGCCATTATAGAAAATAATGCAAAAAGTTGATTTCCCAAATCATTGACTAACCAAAGTTTTATCATTATGTTATTTTATATAAACATAATTTATATTGGATTTATCATCATGAATCATTTTTGGATAAATTTGGAAAAATCAATACATAGAAAAAAATATATGGAGACACAGTTTGATAAAAACAATATCATTAATACAAGAGTACCTGCTTTCACACCAAATGATTTTGAAGATTATTTATCACACGATGGTCCAATTTCATGTAAACATCCCGGATGTCAATCATGTCAATATGAATTTGCATGCTTAATGAGTCATATAAAAGCAATGCAAATGGGAATTGAATCAGGAGATGATTATTTCATTATTTTAGAAGACGATATATGTTTACCTTTTGTCATAGATTATGAAAAATTAATCGAAGATATACCAAAAGATACTGAAATTTTACAAATGCTTGTATTGTATGGTAATAGCGCAAACGTATTATATGATATGTATATAAGTCGTGATATAAAGTTTATAAAATGGAAATATTTGCTACCATCAGCTGGAATGTATATGATAAGTAGAGAAGGAGCAAAGAAATTAGTTGAACTGTTTTTTCAAAATGGTAAATATAATTTTTCATCTTCTCCTTATCAAATAGTTGCGGATGTATTACTATATGAAACCGCAAAAACATACGTCACAACAATTCCATATGCATATCCAGAATGTAAATTAGGATCAACAATACATCCTGATCATATTAAAGAACATCAAAAAGCTGTGAATGTAATTAAAGATATAATTAAGCGAAATATACCATATATTAAAAAAAAGTTATTGTAAAAACGATTGATCGTCAAAGAAATAAACAGCTATAAGTTTTTTTCTCATATTTCTTAGTTCATCACCGCATTTACAAAAGTTATCATTGTTGGAATGATCTATTTCATAGTTTTTCAACCATTTATTAAATAACCTATTGTATAAATCAACGCATTCATTTATCAAAGGATATTTATGAATTTTGTCAGTTGCTAACATTTGTGCTTCCTCGGCGAGACCAATAATATGTAAAAAGTGTTTTGTGATACAATCTCTACATCTTTTATTTTTGTTAGCAAGATGTTCTTCAAGTAAAATCGATTGTTTAACAATTTGTTGCATATTATATTTAGGATCACTAACATTATCAATATTCTGACAAATTAAACCACATTTTAGATTTTTGTTATTAACACTTTTAACACTTTTCATATTTAAAACTAAATATAATGTTAATGCAGTGAATAAAATCAAATATATAAGGATGTGATGAAATACTTCCATATGAATATCTTTATTCTAATTTATAGAAATATATTCTTATAGAATAATAGGTATATTCAAATATGCCGAATAATGAAAAAAGAGGAGGTTGTGATAAATGTGGTGGTAAACAAAAAGGAAAACAAGAAAATAAAAAGAAATTAGTACAGAATGGTCATAAAAAAGAGATTATTAAGAAGATTCAAGATTTTCAATTCTCAAAATAGCAGTATTCAATTTGTCTGTTAGAAAACTAATATCATTTTTTAAATTGATAATTTCATTAGATTGTGAAGTTATCAGCAAATTCATTTTTGTTCGTTCATTTCTTGTAATATGTGATAATATTTTATATTTATCATCAATTTGTCCTTCAAAATCTTTTATTAGAAGAACTTCTTCGATAATACTCTTAACTTTGTCAGCATTCATGAAATAATCACTTGTTTCTGGTAAAGCTGTTTGAAAAACTTCATAAAAGTTATCTATATCAACAATTTCAATATTTCTAACTGTTAAAGTACCATTAATATATAATGAACTATCGTATAAATCGTTTGCAATACATTTGTTACTTGTGCCTTGTAGAACATTGTCCAAATTTGTTTCAATAATTTGTTTTTCTATGTTATTTATATTACTTACAATATCTATAATATCAATATTAATTGATGTAACATCTTCTACAATTGATGTTAAGACATCGTCTGAATAAATATTGGAATGAACATTATTTGCTCTTTCTAAATTATAATTGCTTAAAATATCGTAAACCAAATTAGATACAGTTTCTGATGTGACTTTACCAAAACCAATATCGATAATGTTTGAATTTTGATATTTGAGTCCATTATTATATTTTTCGTCTATATCATCTTCAAAATCTTCAAGAATTTCAATATTTTTTACACGCAATGTTCCATTGATAAATAAAGAATCGTTATATATATGATTTACAATGAATTGATTACTTGTTCCTTGATAGATGTTATCAAGATTGACATTATTTATAACATATCTCAATTCATCTAAACTTTCATTAATTGTTTCTTCAATATCGTCAATATATGGAATAAATTGATTTGATGCAAAATATTTTTCACTCCATAAGATATCATAAACCCTTTCTTCAGTAAAATACTTGTTTAATCCTTCGACTAAATGTGAAGTATTTTTGTCGTCTAAGTTGACATTTCGTAAATACATTCCCTCACCACGAAAATGAAAAGCATTTATAGTTCCTCTAATATCTATATCATATTTTGGATCATCGTAATTTCCGAAAAAACCATTATTTTTCATAGTAAAAATATTTTCATTAACATTTGAAATCTTAAATATGTTGCCACCACCATTATGTTCAATATTGAAAGATACATTATCTGTATAATTTACAATATCAAAACATTGTGAACTATATATGGACTTATTCAAAATAGAAATGTGGTTATTTACAATAATATCATCAACTTCTAATGTCCCATTAATTTTTAACGAATTGTCATATGTATTATCTGCAATAAATTTATTGCTTGTTCCTTGATTAACTTCATCAAGATTAATATCATTACCAGTATTATGACCAAATTCAAGGTTTGAATAAAAAAGAGATTGAATATCATCATTTGAATTAGCAAACAAAACACCATTTATCATTAAATACTTAACATTCAAACCACCATCTATAGTAAGATTGTCATTATAAGTATTATTTTCAATGAATTGTATATTTTCACTTGGTTTTAAATCTTCAACGGTATAATTTGTCAAATCAAGGTTTGTTATATAACTTCCATCGCCTTTTAGGAACCCTGCTTCCACACATTCTGAGAATATATTTCTCCAAGCAAAATTAGAAAGACCTATATCATAGGTAAGGTGTGATGATGGCAATAAATCGCCATTTACTTGAGTTTTTTGATTTAATTCAATAATATCTTCGTTAAAAGTTGCAATTTTATTCAAAATATTGTTAGTCTTTACACCAATGTAAGCTTGTTGTTTATATTCGGAATTGACACCGAATACAGCAGCATTTGTAACATCATTATAAACAGTGTCGTAATTATTTCCATTGTTTACATCTTCATTACAATTGTTAGCAATAACAAGAATATATGAATCATCCAGTGTTGAAGCAAAACTTGCTATGGATGACACATTTGATGCTTTCACACCAAAAGGTATATCATTTTCAAAAGACATGAAGTCTTAAACTCTAATAGTCTTTACTATTTTTTTTTAGTTTATTTGGATACGCTTTTTAAAATTGAGATAATTTTTGGAAATGATTTGAACTTATCTTCTTTATATTTCACACCAATATCGTTGCAAAATGTGTAATATCCTTCATAAATTGTTTTAAGAAGACGTGCATAATGTTTCATATGTGTTAAATCGGTATCCAAATTATTTTCATTGACATATGTTTCATTATCATTAATTTGTTTGACATCTATATTATCATATCTAAGGATATTATAAATAATTACTTGTTTATAAAACTCTTTTTTTTCGATTTCTTTTATTTCTTTTTTAATGATATCGGGTGTGTAATGAGGGACACTGTTTAATTCTACAAAATCAATCAGATCTTTTTTCGTTCTTTTCTCAAATTCAGATGGCATAGTTAGGTTTTGTTTTAGGAAATATAGTTCTATATTTTGTAAGATATGATCCTTTGAAACATTTTTATAATTTATTACAATATCATTATTATCATGTGATATAGATAACAGATTATAATTCAAACAAATATCATAAAGTTCTTTCTTTTTAAGTTTGTCTATATTGATAATTTTATTTTCATTTTTTTTGTTAAATTTTTTAATATATGCGAGTAATTCTATTTTTGAAAACTTATCCATTATATGATTACTAAGAAAGATTTATTTCATTTTTTTCTTATTCATCAATAGATATGTCTATAGTACCCTTTATTTTTGTTTTAGATTTAGATGGTACTATTATAGGAGATTGTTCATATCAGATCTTAATCCATAATATTGATAACATTTTAAAACAAAATAATCAGAAAATTTGTAATAAAAATATTTTAGCTTCTTATTACGATATGAAATCTAAACTGATTCGACCATATTTTTTATATTTTATAAACAATATGAAAAAATATAATCCAAAAAGTCAGTTTTATGTTTACACAGCATCTGATACAGAATGGGCAAATCGAGAAATATCATTTATTGAAAAAGGTTGTAATATAAAATTGAATCGTCCTTTATTTACGAGGAAGGATTGTATTATAGATAGTAATGGAATGTATAAAAAGTCAATTAAAAAGATTTTGCCTGCCATAAAAAAAAATAATAAAGGTATTAATATCGATTTTCAAAATATATTGGTAATAGATAACAACAAGGTATTTATAGATCATCTTAGTAACTTCATTTTATGTCCATCATATGATCAAATTATGTTTTATGACTTATGGAAAAAAATCAAAGTTGAAAACTTACATATTGAAGAAATCAAATACTTTGTAAAAGAATTAATAGATTCTAATAAAATCTGTCAATTTCATGAAAATGATCAAAATGATGATAATATCAATGAGATTATTCATAAATGGTTTTTCAAAAAATACAAAAAAATAAACAAACATAATCGTAAATTTGCAAAAGATATGTTTTGGAAAAAACTGACTGATTCGATAATAAATAATAATATAGCCAAATTTGATAAATCTTCGATTAAATTATGTTATTCTTAAAGTTTGTGAATGTAAATAGAGGACATGATATTTTGACCAGGTTTTATCAATCTATAGTAAATTATACTTTTATCATCAATATAATTTAAATTTGCTTTTTTGTTATGTACCACAGTGGTACCTTTTGTTAAGATTTCGTAATTACCAGTATAAAAATTTCCTTTTTTTGTATTCCAGTAATATATTTGAGTGTTGTCTGGTTGATTAATATCTAAGGAGATACTTGACAAGTTTTCAATATTTTCATCGGAAAGATCCTCTGCTAAAAGAGCTGGTCCAAGGTGTGGAAAATATGTAGTTATATTTGTGAAAATATATAGGCAACATACCAGAACGAAAACGGCAAAAAATTTGAATATATTAGATATATCAATTGTAATCATTATCATACACATTGTGATTGTGAAAAATGCAATTATCAACATGGCAAATAAATGCATATATATTTCAACATTATTTTTCATGGAATATAGTCTAATAAACTTGTATATTATTTTTTACATATTTAAAAATGGTTTAGCTAAATCATCTTCGTTTCTTCTTAAATCACTGTAAGGACAACAATTACAAAAATAACTGGTATATTCATTATCATAGATTATGTATAATAATATTTCTATTAAACAACCGATCATTTTGTAAAAATGTTTTGTTTTTTACTTGTATAATTCATAAAAGTTTGTTTGTAATAAAAACTTGTATTTAAATAGAAAATGGAAAAATTTGTGAAAAGTTATCAAAAACTTATTTGTGAAACTATCGAATGTCAAAGAAAAAATTGTAAAAAGGAAGATAAAGACTATCTCAATTTTTATACAAAAAACATTAAAGCTACAAAAGATTTGAATGAATTGAAAAAGCAGACGCAAATGTTAATGAATCACATGACAAGGAATAACTTGGTGAAATGTAGTAAAAAGAATTGTTTTGACATCCATTTGAAAAATTTGAAAAGAATGAATGCCGATATTAAGAACCTTACCGAACCCGAGATTGAAAACAAAATGCTTATTGTGCCATCTACATCAGATAAGGTACAGTTTTGCAAAAAGAAGTAATTGTGAAATAAAATATATATAGGAATGTACTCATTTTAGGGGCTTAAGGAATCTTATGATTTTGAGTACATGTTTGTTACTTTTTCTAAAAAATAAAATAAGTTTATAAAATTTTAAAATATATACAGGAATGTACTCATTTTAGGGGCTTAAGGAATCTTATGATTTTGAGTACATGTTTGTTACTTTTTCTAAAAAATAAAATAAGTTTATAAAATTCTAAAATATGTTAAGGAATGTACTCATTTTAGGGGCTTAAGGAATCTTATGATTTTGAGTACATGTTTGTTACTTTTTCTAAAAAATAAAATATATTTATAAAATTCTAAAATATGTTAAGGAATGTACTCATTTTAAAAAATATATTTTATACAAGTATGAACAATATTTGTATAGAGGAATGGTTTGGTCGTTTGGGAAATAACGTTTTACAATTATTGTACGGTATAAAATATGGAATAGATCATGATTATAATATTATTTTTTTCCCTCAAAATTCAATGTTCAACACTCAACATATTTCCTTCTCACATAAACTCTATTCCAAAAAACCTGATTTATTTGAAAAACAAAGTGACTGCTTTTTTTATTATTTAATGAAAGGAAAAATTAACTTAAGTGAAATTGAAATGATTGAATTATTTGATAAATATATTTTTCATATCCTTAAAATACCATTTTTGCCAAATAATTTCGATATAACTTATCATATAAGAGGTGGGGATATTTTTGTATTCGATGAACCTGATTATGTTCAACCACCATTATCATTTTATTCAAAAACAAAAAATGTATTAATAGTTTCTGAAGATAAAAGAAATCCATGTGTTCAAAAACTAATAGATAAGGGATGTACGTGGAACAAAAACCAATTATCAGTAGATTTAGGTTTACTCAAAAATGCTAAAAAACTTGGAATTGGTTATGGAACATTTGGTTTATTGGCAATATTATTAAATAAACATTTCACAGACTTATATGTACCAGATTATATGTATAATTCATTCAAAAATGAATGGAAAATTGACTTAAAAAAACTTTTGAACGCATCCCAATCATTAATCATTGTATCTTTGCCAAACTATATCAAAATTGGCGAATGGTCTCCAACACAAAAAAATATTAATATTATGCTTAATTATTGAATGATATTGATTATGTACAAAATGAAAAATTGACTTGTTTTTTAAGAAACATATTTATGAAGTACTTCAATATTCTCTATTTTCTTATTTTATTACAATATACATTCTCTTTCTTCAATTGTATTCCTTCTATACCAAAATCAAATTTAAATCAATATTGTAATGATAGAAAACTTTATGGTTCATATTTACTCGGACTTCGAAAGACTCGTAAAATATTGCGTCAAAACTATTCAATAAATGAGATGGATATTGTGATAAATTTCACAAACAGTTTTCTAAAAAACAATTCTTATATCAATAATACAGAAGCTCAAATATCAAAAATAACCATGAAAAATCTTGTATTAGATGTTTCAAATATTGAAAAAATTGAAATAGAAACTAAAAACAATACAATGACAATTCATTTGGATAGGACTCCAAAACTGAAAAATATAATTCATAATGCCAATACTGTAGAAATACTTGTGTCTATCATAACTCTGGTAGGAAAAATATTTAATTTAAATTAGTATATACATATAAAAATGCATTTTACAAATTGTACATTTTTTGTAAAAAGTATATTATTTCCACATTCATACCCGTTTTTACGATCAGATACGATGAAGAAAAGAAAAAGGTTCAAAATGTATAATATTAATTACGCAAACGATTTGATTATTAAATATCAAAAAATCAAAAAAAATAATTTTGATATGCTTTTTTTCAACATTTTTTTCATTAAATATATTTACTTACATCAATCTTTAGATTTGTTTGTAATGGTTTTTGAAAATAATCGTAAATATATATTTCATAATAGTACAGAAAATGATAAGAATATTTTTCGGAACTTGATTGATATAATTCCCAAAAGCTGTCGTGTAATTATGATATAATGTTATCACAATATTCTTTTATTCTGTAAAACAATGGTTTCTGCAACGTTTTTGTCATATAAGTATTTTCCAATTCGTAACCGAGTGTTCTGTAATAGTTTCTCACGCCAGTACCACTAATGATTGCTATTTTATAAATATTGTTTATCTTTGCAATTTTTTCTGCTTCCAATACAAGGTTTTTACCAAATCCTCTATGTTGGAATGAATTTTGTTCGTTTGTACCAACAATTGATACATTTGAATAGACATGTAATTCTCGAATAAGTGCAGTATTTTGCAACGTCTCTAATAAATATTTGGGAGATGTATTGATACGAAGTCTTATGAATCCAATAAGATAACCTTCTGTTGTTTCATATGAAATGAAATATTCATCTCCTTCGGATGCTCTATATTTTGAGATATATAAATTGATATTACTTTGATCAGATATGTTTCTTGCTCCTATTTCTCTACATCTGATACATTTGCAACACCAATTATGTTTTTTCATATCATTTTGTAGCATTTGTCTCATATTGACTGATTTATATCCTGCAGAAATATATGAACTCGGAATATCACGAATAATTCTATTTAATCTTTTATAAGATTGAACTTGTTTTTTGAAATCTTTGATAATTTCATATAATATAGTGTCGTCATAAGGTATAAACTCGCCATTATCATACCATTCTTTTATTTTAGTGAATGGAACTACAGCACAAGGATATATTTTCAACTGATCTGCTTGAAGTCTTACATCATATAATGCTTTTCTTAACATGTCTATATCCTTTTCAGGTGATGCACCCGGTAGATTAGGCATTAAGTGAATGTCTACTTTGAAACCGTTTTCTTTCAACATTCTGATTGCTTCATAAACACATTCGATATTATGTCCTCTATTTATTTTTTTCAAAACATAATTATCAGTATGTTGAACACCCAATTGAATACGTGTGGCATTATATTTACGAAATTTCTTAATTTCATCCATAGTAATTGTATCAGGACGTGTCTCTAAGGTTATTCCGATAATATGTAACTGACCAGATTCATTTTCTAATATCTCATCTTCGAGAGATTTCATTTGTCTTGGATTTTTGTCAAAATATGTATTCGCAGCATAATACAATTCTGATATAAATCTTTCTTGGTAATGTTCATGATAACTACACCATGTTCCTCCGAGAATTAACAATTCTATTTTATCAACATTATGCCCCATATCTATTAAATTAGATATACGAGACCTAAATTGAAGAATTGCATCAAAATTGTTTTCATTTGCTCTAAGAACTGCTGGTTCCTGAAAGAGATAGCTACGAGGTTGGTCAATCCAGTTATTTTCCTCACTTGCCTTTTCATTTGGACAGTAATGACAATTCCATGCACATGAAAATTTTGTTATTTTCTTCACACCATTTTCATCGATATATTCGGGGTGTGCTGAAGTTAAAACTGTAACAACAATAACACCAGAATTTGATTTTGATTTTTTTTTAATAAACAGATTACGCAATTCTGGAATATTATATTCAAGTTGATTATATGCCTTAATAAGTTCACTATTTGATAAAACAATTTTATACGTATTTTGCATATAAAGTTTGAATTTGGTAAGATCTTTATTGTTTTTTATTTTAAATTTGTTTTCTTCAATTTGTATTAAAACTTTGTCCCATATATCAGAAGGTATTTCTCTTTTTTTGTGAGATAAGCCATTACAGTTTTCAATGTCTTGCATTATAAAAAATAATGAGTTTTTTAATCATTTTTTAACATTTTTTTATGTTTTTTAGAATTTATGTGTCTCGACGTATGATATGTTCTAAATGATATATATTTTATACCACATTCACAACATATTACATTTGTCATTTTTGTAAAATTATATTGTTCCATTTCTCTTTGTTTTTTGTTAGGATTATGCTTTATTTTATCCCTACATTTATCACAATGTAAGTACAGAATTTTTTCTTTTAAATTCTTATAAGAAAAGTTATCAATTGATAACAATTTATGACATTTCGTGCACTCCATAAACTCAAGATACATAAATATACAATATCATTTTTTTTAAATTTATATTATAGATGGATGAATGAAGAAATCGAAGAATTAGATCAATATAAAGATTATACATATATAATGTATATTTTATGCGACAAAACATCGTCATATTATTCAAAAATAAAGAATACAATTAACATACCAATTGTAGTATGTTCTACTGGACTTTCTATGATGAATTCATTTACATCATATGATATTGAGTTTTCGCATAAAATACAATATATTAGTATAACATTAAATATTTTTATTGCATTATCATTATCGATATTGAATATATTTAAAATAACAGAAAAAGAGTTTTTTTTCAGTTCTCAATCAACAAAATTCTTGAAAATGTATAATAAAATAAACTTAGAAATTTCAAAGGAAAGAACAACAACAGTAGCAAATTGTGATATATTTGGTATAATCACAGAATATAATATATTATGTGAACATATTCAATTTCATTTTCCATCTCATATTCGAAACAGAGTTATCAAAAGATACAGAAGATATAAACTTCCTTTTTTGGCAAATAGTACAATAAAAGAACATATAAACGCAGCGAATTATTTTAAGGAACAACAAACAGACACTGATATGTCATCATTACAAGAATCTATTAAATCGCCTACACTAACATCATCAACATCTTATACATATTTTGTTTCAGATAGTGCACCAAATACACCACATTTAAATTGTAAAAACAAAACTTTTGTTCCAAAAATGTCGCCTGTAAAGTCAGTGATAGCATCACCATTACAACCTGCATACATTTCATCAGGAGATGATTACGATGATATAAACGAAATTTTTGATATAGACAAGATACAAATTTCACGCAAAAAGAACAGAAAACGATCAATTAAAAAGAAATAGAAAATATTTAAAAAGATAAGCACATATTAATTATAATATGAAAATATACACCAAAAATGGAGACCAGGGTTCGACATCTTTATATGATGGAACGAAAGTATTAAAAAACAATGAAATCCTTGATTGTATTGGAAATATTGACGAGCTCAATAGTGAGACAGGTCTTTTAATTTCATTTATTAGAAATCAATCAAAATTTATCAATATCGTATTATTTTTGACTGAATTACAGTCAATATTATTCGATATAGGTGCAATTATTGCGAATCCATCTGATAAAAAACCAATATTTTTTGATAATAATGGAGAAAATGTTAAAAAACTCGAGTTTTCTATAGATGCAATGACATCAGAATTACCTAAACTGGTGAATTTTATTTTACCTGGAGGGAGTGTAGAAATGTCAGTGACTCATAAAATAAGAACAATATGTAGAAGGACAGAACGTTCATTAGTGGAATTAAATAAAGATAATCAAAATGTAAAAAACTGTCTCATATATTTGAACAGACTATCTGACTATTTTTTTACACTTGCAAGATATATAGGACTACTTCAAAATGAAAAAGAAGTATTGTATGTAAGTAATGTTAAATAATAGTAACATATTTATAAAAGTTTTCAACCATAATATTTGGAATAAATTCGAAAGATATTAGTTTCATATTAAGATCAAACTGGTCGGATAGTTGATTTTCTTCAACCCATTTTTTTATATCTGTCAATGGAAGTTTAGATAACTCAATTGATTTTTCTTTCGTAATCGATGGTGATATTTTGATAATATTATCACTTTTATCGCCAAATATTATTTTATGATGAAGATCGTGGATTGGATTACATTGTCCTCTTTGAGATATATCTTTCATTTGCATATTATAAATTTCAATATTATTATCAATCATTTGAAGATAATCATTATCATTGGTAATAATAGCAATATTAGTTTTATGTTTTAGTTTATTTTGAAGAAGATAAACAATATCATCTGCTTCAAGTCTATCGAAAGAAATTTTAAGTATTGACATATCATCAATGGTTTTATTGAATACTTCAAATATATCACCGTTGAAGTTTTCATTTACAGTACGATTTCCTTTATAATCTTGATAAATATCATTACGCCATATATCACATCTTTGACAATCGTTACAAAATATTACATTATTTTTGTTAGTTTTCCATTTTCTTGTTAATTTAATAATATCAGATTTTAAATGTTTAATAAAACATTCTATGTATTCTTCATTTTCAATAATAGACGCTGAATCAAACTCTTTTTTTTGAAAAAGAAACCATCGAAGTGTTGCAAAATATCTATAAAATACATAATAACTACTGTCAATTAAAATTATGTTTTTTGAATAATCGAGATTCAGATTCATAACTATATATAAAAATAAAGATACTTTTCATCATTTTTTTAATTTCGCAAAACGTTTTTCAGAATCTTTCCATCCTTTATCAAATAATGATTTAGAAATTTTCATATCTAATTTGCTATTGATATATAATTTTTGGAATAATGTAAAATAATGAGGTGATATTTGTAAAGAAATATCAGATGGTATTTTATGAAAAAAAACTCCATCAATATAATGATTATTGTGATATTTGAATGATATGTTTTTCCCACATAAAAAAGGAATATAAGAGCTACATTTTGCAAAATTTACTATTTGGTCTAATGATTCAAATTTGTTTATTAATATGTTCTTACTGTAAAATGGTTGAATTTTGGTAACATAAAATGCAATAGGAATATTTTTTACATCAATGTTAGTTTGCATAATAGAATTCGTCAATTTATTTTGTAATTTTTCCATGCATTTTCTGTTAAAAATGTTAATTTTTTCATGCTCTGTTCCTATATATTTTTTCCAGAGATAATCATGATTTGTTAAATTGTTTTCAATTTGAAATATAATAGAGCACCAAGCACCGCCTGAAACTCCAGTCATATTTATATTTGAATAATTCAAATTATGTTTCAGATATGCAATAGACCCGAGTGAATAAGGGAATAACAAACCGGTAGAACCAATATATATTTGTAAACAATTTATCAAATTCATGAATAATAACAAAAGCAAAAAACTTTTCATTGTTACATAACAAACATAAAAAAATATGTTTTATTTCAAAATTTTAGATTTATCATTTTGTATTTTTGTTGATCTGTTGCGCATGTATACCAGGAAATCCTGAATATTCTTTTCGTTACCTTTTTGGAAAAATTTGTCCAATTGGTTGATACAAGATTGATTTGATTGAATTGCTGCAAAAGATATGTTTCTTAATGTTGTTTTATATTTATCGGTCAAAAACATAGGGGTATTTTTAATCCAACTTTCGTACATTGTTTTATAAGAAATTTTGAAATTTTCTGTTTGATTATTCACATAAGTAATATTTATAACATCATTCGATATTTCAACGCTCTGTATATCTATTCCAACATGTTCCATAATTTGATTTATTCTATATAATACATTTATTTATTTTTTAAGCTTTTTCATACAAAAATATATAAATAATAATAAAATAAATTTTATAAAAACATTATTATATATAAATGGATAAACAAATTTGATAATGATATTGTTATTATAGAACAATATTGGATCAGAGATGTAGCAATTCAAATCTGAGAATTCAAAAAGATACTTTTCAAAATTGATCACATCAATATAATCATTATAATTAAGTAGAATATTTTCATATGCAGAAAAGTTATAAATTATAGCATTTGTTGTAGGACAATTGAAAATATTACTTGATAGACAAACAACATCATAATTGATTGTAGCCATTGCTTGTTTAATTTTTTTAATATGTTGAATATCATTTCTGATTAAAATATTATCTTCAAATACAATAATATTTTTCAATTGATTTCTATAAGCGTATTGAATAATTTCAATATGTGATTGAAATTTGTTTTCATGAATATCAAAATACTTAATTTGAACAGTTTTGTCAACAATTGAAGAAAAATTATTTATACTGTTTTCGCTTGATAATATACAAAAGATTTCATCGAATAAATTATATACAGACATTATAATAATTAAATATTAAAATATGTTACATTATTATTCATATAGGATATAAGGAATAAACTATATAAGAACATATACATATATATGTATATCAAGTAATAATACTTGAATTTTTCATTTTTCTGAAAAATACTGCCCTATTCTGGGTTATTCTGTTGGCATTCCCGAGTCTGGTTAAAGGGGTACGACTTAAGATCGTATGCGTAAGCTTCGGCGGTTCGAATCCGTCTGCCAATAATTAATTTATTATAACAGTATTTTTATATAAGAAAACATTTATTTATATTATACAAGGATATGTCTATACATATTGTAGATTCTGATTTAAGTTATAACAATTTACAAAATAATACATTATTATTAAATTCTTCAACTGATTCAAATATTATTCGTTTAAGAACTGGTTTAGAAAACACATATATTAACTATGAAAATAAATACGATATTGGTTTATCTAATAACGATTTTGTTATAAATTCTACCAATAATAATAAATTATTTTCACTTAATGATAATAATATTAACATTTATAAATCTTTGAAATCACATTTTGATGTAAACTTATATGATAAATTGTATATATCAAGTAATAAAGTCTCTATTCATAACAATTTTGATGTAGTTTTGGACAACAATTTTACTTTCGATGTAGATGGTATTATGACCATAAATTCATCTTCAGTTACGGTTAATTCAAATGTATATGTAAATAACGGCACTCTTTTTGTTAATAATATTTCTCCATTAGGAGAAGCAAATATGTTATCAATTTCAGGCGCATCATTTGATTCTGGTATCATTAACAGTTTGTTATTTGAAGAAAATATCAAGATTTATCAAAATTCAACACATGATTCAATTACTCTTGATGTGAGAAGAAGTTCAAACAACACCACTGACCTTATTTCATTTTCATCATTTGATGAAAACGAAATAAATAGTGCTTCCGTTTATAATAATTTGTTTTCAATGAATAATAAAGGATTTGTTGGATTTGGTATACATCCAACCTCTATTATTAGCTTGTCTGCTGTAAATGATACGATTATTGACTTTACTGGAAACAATTATGGTGATACAATGTTACTAACAAGCAATGGTAATTTGGGTATAGGAACAGATAATCCTTCATCAAGATTACATATAAAAAGAACAGATGATTATCCTGGAACACATATCAGAAATAATCCCATTTTAAAAATCGATATGGAATATGCAGTTAATAATAATATAAGTAATATTTATATATCTGATTCGTTTTCGTATTACGATAGTACAAGTGATCCATCTCAATACGTTATCAACTGCGATTTGAAATATGATATTGGGAATGTAAACAAAACAACATTATATATAAATAATTCAGTAAATGATGAATTTATTTTTCAAGAAAAATATGACAATGATTTAATAGGATTTGATAGTTCAAATTTCAATATTTTACAAGATAGTTTTTATTTTATTGAAAATGGAGTTGGATATAATTTGGATATAATTTTACCATACAATCGTGCTTTATATACTTCAAATATATATATGTATAAGACATTTGAAAGTAATGTTTTGGATTTGTATATTCATGATAATAATGAACCTAATTTTATTCCAGGATCAATCAATAGTCAAACTACCATAACTGTAATGATCAATAATCGATCTAAATCAACATTTTCGTTTGATTTGATAAGATCTGATTTGAATACTGATTATTTAAATACAGATATAAGATTACATTTTTATAATAAAAAACCCAGTCCAGATTATTTTAATGCAGATGATTTTAAATTTGAATACATTGCAACCGAAAAATATTTGATACCTGCACCAGATATGATATATATGTCTAAAGAAAACATTTTTGTTTCATCTTTTTCATCGGATGGAACATTATCTATTGGATCACCATGTCCTTCAAATAAAGATTATAAATTATATATAGATGGTAATAGTTTCATTGATACTTTGAATGTAAATAATTTAGAATATATATCAATAGGAACATTTGCATCTTCCAATATTGAAGTTGAAAACTTAAATTTTAACAAATTGAATACAGAATTCTTGAAAATTGATTCCAATTTAATAGAATCTACTGTTCAAACCAAAATTATAACAAATAGTACAAATAACAATGCAAATAATATAAATGAATCACTTGTTATTACAAATAATGATAATTTAAATAATCCAGCAGTAGTGATTGATGGAAAAGAAGTAAACTCTCATTTAATTTTGAAAAATAATTTGACATTATATTCTTTAAATACTTCAAATGAATCTTTTGAAATAACATATGGTATAAATCCTGTAAATATAGTAAAACATTGGAATAATACTGATATATTATCGCTTGGAAAAAATGGAGATATAAATATAACTGATAATAACATATCAATAGGTGTTCCAAATGGTATTTTGAATGATCAAACTAATGAATTTGATGAAGAAATGGTCGATTTTTTTAAAAATAACCTTGAAAATGAACCAACTGTTACAATATTTGGCAATGTAAGATTCGCAGATAAAAATAATAAAACATTGATGGAAATAAAAAATGATAATGTTTATATCTATTATCAGCTTGTGACGTATCAATCCGAGGTTGCTTTAGATACATAAATAATTAGAAATTTCATACATTATCATATATACTTCCTTATTGTTTTTCAAACAATTGTCATCTATATTCACAACTTTTAAATCATCGAATAATTTATAACTATTGTTTTGTTTACAAATTGAAATATAATGACCGTTATTAAGATTACCATAATGTAATGCCATTGAAAATAACGAATATTTGATATTCTTATTTTTAAAATTTAGTTCTGGATTTATATTAATCTCTCTGTTGTTTTTCTTAAAGTTATTATCAAAACGCTTTATCATAACCGTTAAAATTCTCGGGAATTTCCAAATATGATTTATTTTTATATACGATGTATATTCATTACATTTTTCGCATTTCCAATCTCCTTGTAATTTACAAGGTTTAATATATTCTTCTATCATTTCGGCAATGTTTGTATTTTCACCAATATCGAGAGGAAGTAAAATAAATGGTTCAAAATTATATATTATATTATTACATTTTTCACATTTGATATAATTTAATGTTATTCCCTGTGATATATCACACCATTCTGAAACAAGTGATGAATTATGACAAGATATTGTATAATTACAATAATTTATCATCTTATCGTTTTCTCCAAAAGTTGGAGCAACACATTTTTCAATATTAATAAGACATCCTTGTTCTTTGCTTAATGTTTCATGAAGACACATCCATAATTCAACAATATCTATTTGTTCACCAAATTTGAAATAAGATGCAAATTCTTTATATAAAAACTTAACAAATTTTATAGGACGTAGAGATTTATTCTGAACATAAAGTAAATCAAATATATCACTTAATTCTTTTGAAAAAGAAGAATTATTGTGGTTCAATATTATTTCACGAATTTTTGCATTGGAACATAACATTTGAATCAAACTGTTTATAGCACATGTTGAACCAAGATTTGCTAAACCACCCATGTATATAAATACTTGAAAAGGTTTTATATATGTAAAAATAAATTTATTAATCAACTTCATCAACAACTGGACCTGAATTATGCTCTGGAATATCAGATGGAGTTTCTGGAGAACCATACAATTTAGTCATCAATGGTTGAATTTTATCTTCAATCTCTTTTTGTTTATTTTTATATTCTTCTGTAGAAGCACTGTTATTTTCTTCAAGCCATTTAAGACCATCGTCTACGATTGGTTCTGCTTCAGTCTTGACTTCATCGAATGAAGGACTTTTTTGTGCTTCATCTTGAGGTTCTTTAAGTACAGAACCTTTGATGTTATATAGATAATTTTCAAGTGAATTTTTAGCATCAATATTTTCCTTCTTTTTCTCATCTTCTTCTTTGAACATTTCTGCATTCTTGATCATTTCTTCAATTTGTTCAGGAGTCAATCTTCCCTTATCGTTTGTGATTGAAATATTATTTGTTTTACCAGAACCTTTCTCAACTGCTGTGATATTCATAATACCATTTGCATCAATATCGAATGATACTTCAATTTGAGGTACACCTCTTGGTGCTGGAGGAATTCCGTCCAGATGAAAGCTACCAAGTAGATTATTATCTTTTGTAAATTTTCTTTCTCCTTCATAAATTTTGATATCCACACCAGGTTGATTATCGGCATATGTTGAAAATACTTGAGACTTTTTGGTAGGAATAGTTGTGTTTCTATCAATGATATTAGTCATCACTCCACCTGCTGTCTCAATTCCAAGAGAAAGAGGAGCTACATCAAGAAGCAATAGCTCATTCGTTTTATCATTTCCTTGTCCTGTGAGAATAGCTGCTTGTACAGCTGCACCATATGCAACTGCTTCATCGGGATTCAAAGATTTATTAAGCTGTTTGCCATTGAAATAACCAGATAGTAGTTCTTGAACACGTGGAATTCTTGTTGTTCCTCCTACGAGAACAATTTCATTAATATCTCCCTTAGACATCTTTGCATCTTGAAGAAGACGATTAATTGGTTCAATTGTTCTTTGGAAAATAGGATCAGCAAGTTGTTCAAACTTAGCTCTACTGAGAGAACTTGTAAAATCTTGTCCGTCAATTAGTGATTCCACATCAATTTGAACAGTTGATGCAGACGATAGATTTTTTTTAGCTTTTTCTGCTGCAATATTTAGACGTTTCATTGCTCTTGAATTATTTCTCACATTTACTTTAAGTTTTTTCTCAATTTCTACACAAAGGTGATCGACAATAACATTATCGATATCTGAACCACCAAGATGAGTATCTCCACCAGTTGCTTTCACCTCGAAAATACCACCGTCGAGTGTTAGAATTGATACATCATGTGTTCCTCCTCCACAATCAAATACGAGAATATTCTTTTCACCCTTATCTTCTGTTTTATCAAGACCATATGCAATAGCTGCAGATGTAGGTTCGTTGATAATTCTCAGAACTTCAAGACCTGCAATGGTACCGGCGTCTTTTGTAGCCTGTCTCTGAGCATCATTAAAATACGCAGGAACTGTAATAACTACCTTTTTAAGATCATGACCAAGATAAGCTTCGGTTGTCTCTTTAAGTCTTTGAATTACCATTGCTGAAATTTGTTCAGGATGAAATTGTTTCTCTTCATTTTTATACTTTACATTAATAAGAGGTTTGTTATCTTTATCACCAGAAACATTGAATGACCATTTTTTACAATCATCTTGAACAATTGCTTCATCAAATTTTCTTCCAATAAGACGCTTAGAATCATAAACTGTATTTTTTGGATTCATTGTTGATTGATTTTTCGCCGCATCACCTACAAGTTTTTCTTGATCTGTGAATGAAACGTATGATGGAATAATTCTTGATCCAGTTTGAGAATCTGGAATAATTTCTACTCTTTCATTTACCCATATTGCTGCACAACTCGTGGTTGTCCCAATATCAAATCCTGCTGCAATTTCATCTTTAGTAACCATTATTGATATCTCTATATGATAATATTATTATGATAAATCTTTAAGTATTTTATAATTGTGATACTTTTTTACGAAGAGAATACAAACAAATTGTCATATTAAATGAAACTATATCATCTCTATTTATCATTTCATTATGTTTATCATATAATGCTATATTGAATTTTGAGAAATTGTTGTCACTTAACAATATATGTGTATCACTATTGTAAGGATTAAACGTAGGTGTACCTGGAGAATTTTTAAACGAAATTACACTCCCTGACGGTACATTATTTCCAAATTTCTCACTCAAATTTATATTGATTAAATCAAAGAATTTTATTGTATTATCTCCTACCCGTGTTGATATGCGATTGTAATCATTTAAAGTTATGAAAACAGGATCACTGTCTCTTATATTTATATCATTAATTAATGTTGTATCTATTCCAGTTACATTTATCATTATTTCACTTCTCATCACTTTTATATATGCAACGTCTTTCATTGTTTCTGCAAGATCAAAAACAATATTGAATTTTGAATCAGAAATAAAATTTGAATTATCAGAACTTATATATATAATTCTTTTCTCATAATCTCCCATTTTCTATTTAAATATACTATTAAATTATATAAAGAATTTGCTTATATATTCATATAATGAACTTATCCGATAGTTTATGTTGTATATATTACAATTCAATCTCTATATTTTTTATTACACTAAATATGCTTCTTCCATTTTATGATGAGGATATTTTACAAATTCAATACAAAATTATTGAAATGATTGATGAAAATATTGTATTTGCAAATTCTTGTAGAAAAAGGAAAAGATTTAATATTTTTGTTGAAAATATTATTGAAAAAAATAAGGATTTTCTTGAAAACATAAAAAAACAAGAAGATGAAGTTAATGATATTAATAATTATGAAGAAATCATTGACGATAATATTGGTTTATATGATTCAAATGATTCAAGTAATTCAAGTAATTCAAGTGATTCAAATGATGACTGTGAACAAGAATATGACGAAACTATCTTTGAAAAGAAAGATAATTAATGTTTTTTTTGAAATTTATTCAATTCCATATTGCATACATATTTTTCTATTTTATTAATCGTCCTCATCTTCATCGTCCTCATCTTCGTCGTCCTCATCTTCGTCGTCTTCATCTTCATCGTCCTCATCTTCGTCGTTCTCATCTTCGTTTTCGTTGTTATCACCATCTTCTCCGCTCATAACGTCATCTCCATTATCTATCGTTTCTTTCACTTCATCAAATAAATGAAGTATAATAGAAACATTCTTATTGATTATGTTTACCTTCTTAGTAAGCTTGAAAACAGACATCATGATGCGATCGAAGTCAATTGACATTTTCGAAGGAACGACGGCTGTTTTTCCAGAGACCTTGGAAGCAACTACTTTCCCTTTCCATCCATTCTTAAGATATCTGCTCTTCCGAGAACCATCAATCTTTCGAGGTCTCCCTCTCCCCCTCTTTACCTCTTGAACTCCTTTGCTTGAACAACCATCGATGTCTGGATTGTAATCATTTTCGATCTTCCGAGGTCTCCCTCTCCCCCTCTTTACCTCTTGAACTCCTTTGCTTGAACAACCATCGATGTCTGGATTGTAATCATTTTCGATCTTCCGAGGTCTCCCTCTTCCCCTTTTTACCTCTTGAACTCCTTTGCTTGAACAACCATCAATGTCAGGGTTGTAGTCAGATGTAGATTTGATTTTTTGTATCTTCTTCAAAGGACTTGGAGAAGTATTCTTGTCTTGCTTAGGAGGTCTTCCTCTCTTTCTCTTTTCCGTGCTTGCACTTCCTGTATTGCTTGCGTCGCATGCATCTCCCTTGTCGGCTGCCTTGCTTGCATCGCCTGCATCTCCCTCGTCAGCTGCCTTGCTTGTATCGCCTGCATCTCCCTCGTCGGCTGCCTTGTTTGCGTCGCATGCATCTCCCTTGTCGCTTGCATCGTCTGCATCTCCCTCGTCGGCTGCCTTGCTTGCATCGCCTGCATCTCCCTCGTCGCTTGCATTGCTTGCGTCGTCTGCATCTCCCTCGTCACCTGCCTGGTCTACCTTGCTTGCATCACCTGCCTTGCTTGCGTCGCATGCATCTCCCTCGTCGGCTGCATCGCCTGTGTCTCCCTCGTCGCTTGCATCGTCTGCATCTTCCTCGTCACCCGCCTGGTCTGCCTTGCTTGCATCACCTGCCTTGCTTGTGTCGCATGCATCTCCCTCGTCGGCTACCTTGCTTGCATCGCATGCATCTCCCTCGCCGGCTGCCTTGCTTGCGTCGCCTGCCTTGCATGCTTTGCTTGTGTCGCCTGCTTTGCTTGCATTGTCTGCATCTCCCTCATCATCCGCCTTGCTTGCGTCGCCTTCCTTGCTTGCATCGCCTGCCTTGCTTGTGTCGCCTGCATTACTTGCGTCACCTGCATTTCTTGCGTCGGCTGCCTTGCTTGCGTCGCCTGCCTTGCCTACTTTGCTTGTGTCGCCTGCTTTGCTTGCATTGTCTGCATCTCCCTCATCATCCGCCTTGCTTGCGTCGCCTTCCTTGCCAATGTTCCTTTTCGCATGTTCTTTTTCAGAAACAGCAGCAAGTGCATAGCCCCACATGTTTCCAAACGCCATGGCGGCCAAAGATCTTTTAGCTAAAACGAATCACAAAAAATCATCATGAAAATTAAAAAAAAGGAATATTAAGAAACTGCATCTTTATCTGCATTTTTGGATGTGTTTTTGAGATTTTTTTGTGTTTATGAAAAAATAGAAAAAGTTTTAATCATTTGTTTATAAAATTTTTAAAAAAACTAAAAAATTTGTTTTTTTGGAATTTAAAGAAATAGTGTTATCAATCTAGTCGTATACATCTCATATATTGAACATAAAGTCGTTGAGTTCTTCTAAAATCTTATCCTTGAAATACGGGTTGATTTGACGAGGATGCAGCGAATTGATCTTTTGATGATAATGATATAATTTATTGATATAAACTTCTATGAAATATTTATCTTGTAGTATTTTTGTTTCAATATTCTGGCTAAAGAGTTGATTCATATAACGAAATATGATATAGTTAATGTAAATATATACGTTCAAATTCAATAATCTAGTTTTTTCCAAGAATATATTGTAAAGAAAGTATACTGTATTTTTGGTATCGTATCCATTATTATTAACAATGATATCATTGAATTTATCCAAATTCGTCTTGAAATCTTCTGATGTAATATCGTGACATATGAAATTCAGGTTTTCAACAAGATTGTACAGATTGATGTTGATTGTTTCCCAATAAGTATCAAGGTTGTACATAAACATACTAGATGGATACGAAGCATTTCTTGAAAAATACAACTCTTTGAAATATACTTGCATCAAATTTGTAACGATAATAGAACAGCTCATTTGTTGTATTTCATTTTTTTGAACATTGTATCTAACCGACATCTTTAATAATTTGAATATTTTAAAAGTGTTGTTTATGTGTTCTTGTGAGCTATGGTCTTTTATATTTCTGATCTGATCTAAACCATGGTCTGACAAAGACAATACACTTGAATTATATTTGATATAATCGTAAAGCTTTTGAAATAGGTCGTAAGAGATTGCGCTGTTTGTTAGAGTATGAATTAAATTTATCTTATAAAACTTTGTGTAATAGTAAAGAAGTGAATCATTTGATATATAATATGAATGAATAGTCCTTTTGTTTCTGTGAAACTCTTTCGATACATTTTGAAGGAGGACGATGCTTTTGATTCCCACCTTCGAAAAAATGTCAGACAAGACAATGTCAATCGGAAGATATGACAGCATAACGAGACGAATATGATCAGAGTTTTATCGTATTGATATAATCAATTGAATTATATACTTGAATCATTTTTTTTCAATTTTTGATTAAAAACCTACAAAAATTTTATCACAGTCTCGGAGGGACTTAAGGAAATTTATTAAAATTGAAATAATAAAAAAAGTACATGTTAGTGGATTTTATAAAAATAAATAAAAGTTTTTGAAAATTGTAGAAATATGTCTGACATACACTACGTTCCTTCGTCACTCGTTACTTTTTTTTAATTTCCTTAAGTCCCTCATAGACTGCTTCAAGATTGTTATAAGAATCTTATTACATTGGTAACACATATTAGAGGGACTTAAGGAAATGTATACAATTTATTGAAAATGAAAAAGTACATATCAGTGAATTTTATAAAAATAAATAAAAGTTTTTGAAAATTGTAGAAATATGTCTGACGTGTACTTTTTTCATTTTCCTTAAGTCCCTACTAGATTTTATACATTTTTACATTTAATATATATATATAGAAATAGAAAGATGGATTTGGAAGTAAAACCAGAAAAATGGATTTTATCGAACAAAATTGGATATAATAAATATATTTATAACACATTTCACCCTTCCAAATATTCTACAGATGAACAAAAATTATCATGTGAATGTTCTAAAAATGATTGTGATGTATCTTCTAAATCTTTGAAACTTTTCCCACAGCAAAGAATTGTCAAAGATTACATACAGATTGATAGTCCATATAGAGGAGTATTATTATATCATGAATTGGGATCTGGTAAATCAGCCGCTTCTATTGCAGCAGCCGAGGGATATATAGAAAAAAGAAAAGTATTTATTTTAACACCAGCGTCATTGGCACAAAATTATGAAAACGAATTAATTAAAATTTCTAAAATTGGTTTAAATTTGAAAAAATCATGGACTTTGATTAAAACAAAAAACAAAAAAGATATATTTACTAAATATGCAATATCTCCGAATTTAATTAAGAACGAAATGATATGGGTTCCGCTTTACAATAATGATATTAAAGATGCTGAAATAATCAATGATAAGAAGTCTTATAAATCATTATCAATGCATGATAAAACAGATATTGACAGTATTATAAGCAATATTATTAAAAATCGTTATAATTTTATAAGTTATAATGGTTTAACACAAAAAAATACAGCAGAATACAAGAAAGAAGGGTTTGATGATTCTTTTATTGTTATAGATGAAATTCATAATTTTATTAGTAGAGTTGTAAATGGTTCAAGATTAGCAAGAAGTATATATAATTCAATTTTATATGCTCGAAATTGTAAAATAGTTCTTTTATCTGGTACACCAATTATAAACAATCCATATGAAATAGCTTCATTAATAAATCTAATAAGAGGACCAATGATTGAATATGAAATCAAATTATTGAAAAACTCATCTGAAAAATCAACTGAAGAATTAATAAAAATTCTAAGTGACAACGATTTATACAAGTATATAGATCTTATTTCATATAATCAAGTCGAAAAGAAAATAAAATTTAACTTTTTGCCAAAGAATTATATAAGACATGACAATCATGTTAAAAAGCATTTATGGAAAAGTGATGATCAAGAACTTATTAACAATATATTAAATGTTCTGAAAAAAACTAAATCTTTGAAAATTGGCGTTAAAGTGGGTCAAAATGAAAATCATGCATTACCTGTAACAGACAGTTCTTTCAACAATTTTTTTATAGATGATACAGATTCTGAAAATCTTACTGTCAAAAATGAAGATTTATTTAAAAGAAGAATACTTGGAACATTAAGTTATTACAAAACTTCTGGAACCGAATTATTTCCAACCGTTCTTCCAAATGTTATACAATATTTAGATATGACTTCACATCAAATTTCACTTTATAGTGATGTAAGAGATAAGGAAAGAGCTCTTGACAATATAAATAAAAAATCAAAATATAGAAAATCTGGTATATTTCAAGATAAGGTTTCTGTATATAGAGCTTTCAGTAGAATGGTATGTAATTTTGCATTTCCTGAAAACATTAATAGAGAATTTCCACAAGATATTAGAAATATGATGAAAAAACAAATCGACATCAACGAAGAAGATGAAAACGATGTTCAAAATACAAATAAAGAACTAATTAAAAAAAGTAGAAATATATATGAAAATAATTTAGAAAAGGCTATTACTGAAATTGAAAATGGAAATTATTTAACTCTTGATAATTTGAAAAATATGTATAGTCCAAAATATGCGAAAATTATTGAAGATGTAGAAGATTCTCCAGGTTCTGTACTGATTTATTCTCAATTTAGAACTGTTGAAGGTCTCGGTATTTTTTCAAAATGTCTTAATAAACGAGATTATGTACAAATAAATATTAAAAAAACAGATGATGGATATGTTTTCGAAGATACATCTGTTTTTGATACAAAATACGATAATAAAAGATATGTCATTTTTGATAACGATCGTATCAAAACAAATATTTTAATGAATCTTTTTAACGGTTCTTTTGATTTATTACCTACAAGTATCTTAAATAGTTTACAACACAAAGACCAGCTTTATGGTAAATTAGTCAAAATCATGATGATCACGCAATCGGGTGCAGAAGGTATTTCTTTAAAAAATGTGCGTAGAGTATTAATAATGGAATACTTTTGGAATTCAGTGAGAATAAATCAAGTCATTGGAAGAGCTGTAAGAACTTGTTCTCACGAAACACTACCAAAAGAAGATAGAAATGTTCAAATATTTACCTATATTATTCGTTTTACCAAAAAACAATTAAATAAAGACTTCACACTTAGGACTCTTGATAATGGTATAACTACCGATGAACATATTCTACAAATTGCTAATAAAAAAGAAGGTATCATTAACAAATTCCTGGATATGTTGAAATCTGCTTCATTTGATTGTATTATAAATTCTGTTCAAAACAAACCAAAGGAAAATGGATATAAATGTTATAATTGGGCTGTTAACGCAAATCCAGAAGATCTTGCGTATACCCCTGATATAAATGATGATAGTAAAATCCAACAATATAAAAAAACACAAGTTTTGAGAAAAAATAAGGGTCGAGTTGTTATCAAAAATGATAAAAAATATGTATTAATGAACGGAACTTCGTATGACTATTTTAGTTACAAAAACGCAGGGATTTTGATCACAGTATAAATCATATATTTTTAAAATCATAAGATTCCTTAAGCCCCTAAAATGAGTACATTCCTTAACATATTTTAAAATTTTATAAACTTATTTTATTTTTTAGAAAAAGTTATGAACATGTACTCAAAATTATAAGATTCCTTAAGCCCCTAAAATGAGTACATTCCTTAACATATTTTAAAATTTTATAAACTTATTTTATTTTTTAGAAAAAGTTATGAACATGTACTCAAAATTATAAGATTCCTTAAGCCCCTAAAATGAGTACATTCCTTAA